ATTAAAAATAAAATTGTTGTAACTTTAACTTGTATTCAATAGTTTGATCAATACAATGACGAATTATCCTTATTTCATGAAAGAAATAACAGTACTATAGTAAAGATTACACGCGAATAAATCCAAAATTATTTAGATTTCTATTAATTGTTCAAAAGGAAATTTTGTTTAATAAAACAAATCCTTGGTATCATTTCATCCTCACTACATGGTTTATTTCTTACCACATAATGAGATTAAAATCATTTATTCGACTTCAATTAAGTTTATAAAATTAAAATCATAGTTAAACTATGAAATTAAATATTAGTTGAATTTAGATTGACAATAATAAATAACTATTACTAGAAATTTGAGTTCCAATTATATATTGGAGTATCTTAATTATTAATGTAAGATGGATCAATATAAATTCAAAAACCATTCAACATATACATTAGTAGTATGTATCCTCATGATCTTTTAGTAGGTATTATTTATAACTTCGTTTCTTGCATTCTATTTAGTTTATATCTGTTATCATTAAAGCATATCATATTTTTAACTTGTCTCGGGATTTATTTTATCTTGAGCTCTATATACATCCATTGTAGAATGTCTAGTGACTCATATCAATTTTACCTTTTGGGTGATTAAATATGATTTCCAAATAATGATAGTAAACGATATACATAAATGTTAAAACTAATAGTCTGTTTTATTCAAGTGTCCATTAATCATAAAATTCCTAAATCTAATTTACTTATAGAAATGTTAAAAGTGATTTAATCTACAATATTAAATATTATAGGTATAGATCCTATTGTTTTTAATAACCCGGGGCAACGGACTTAATCAGTCCTAATCTATAGGCCCTCTCTCTGAAAGGAGAGATATTATTCTATAGATCACCTGTTTACTTGCGGTGTCAAGCCACCTTCCCTTTGAGAAAGTAGAAAGATTACAGATCATTAAATGTTAACAATCCTTACATCAAATCAGGAAATAAAGTAAAAATAATTAGTATATTAAGATTAATAACTGGTGTTGATAAAATTGAATAATAAATCTATTTATTAAAGAATGGATAAAATGTTATTGATATAACATGATTTAGTTTATCCAAAAAGATGAATTAAAAATTCTATGACCAAAATTATTTGTTCTAAAATATAGTTTATTAAATTTAGTCATTTTTGATAAAATTTATTAGTAATCGGGTAGGTTTCTGTTGATCCTTTTCCCTCTAATAAAAATAAAATAAAATTAAACGAAAATGATATCACCACATTATCGATATGATATAACATATGTTACAGAGAACAAGAATATTAAAATTTACCAGGGAACTCCAAGGTCTTTTAGGGAGAGTTTAAGCTCTATTATTGTTAACCAAAAATATTTAGAATTTGAAAAGATGGAAAGAGTTTAACTCTTACCTTTCTTTCTTTTATTAAATTTATTCCTTCCTCGTTTCACAGTTTTCTTCTCGATAGGTATTTTAAATTCAGATACAGCTTTTCTTCTGTAATAGGCTTCAAATTGTGGATTACCCCTTAACATTCTGACTATTTGTTTATAAGCACCAGAATCCTCTAGTAGTATCTTATCAGCAACTTTGTTTAAGGTTGTGATAGAGCTATCAATGGGATCATATGGACGCTCATAGATATAGCCTTCAGTATTATGGAGTGATTTTTGAACATACCTAACGATTCTCTCATGCTTGACAATACTTTTTAAAATTAAAGTAATAAAAGCCCATTGAAGAGTTAAAGTAGGATCAAGAGTCGATATCAGTACTAAGACAAGATACACAATAGAATATGTTTCATAAAGATATTTAAGTTTAATAATCATAAGACCATTAGTTAATAACTTTAATCTTGCCAAAAGATAGCACTTTGTAAGAGACTTCACTAACAACTTAATTAATGAAATCACTAAGATTCAAATAGAAGGCGAAAACACAACAAGTATTCATGCCATACTATTCGTAAAGTGGGAGAACCTGGGCGAAATTTAGTTTTCAATTGGTAAATAAGTAAATGGAAGTAATATATACTCACGGAAAGTTCTACCTATCTTATAAAAATCATCAATCAGATCAGCAATGAACTTGTTTCTCGCCTCATCAGTAGATTTTATCCAAGCCATAAGTGATGCTCTCCTTGTTCAAAGAGACCATTTTCCCATACCTTGTATAAATCTAGAGGTTCAGTAACCTTCATAAAATGCTCCAAAGATTCACGATGACATTTTAGGATCAGTGTACCATAATCCGCTTCTAGGTCCAATTGCCATTAATACTCGTAATCTGATCCTAAGGTATCTAAATGTATCCAAAGAAGAAGATAATTCCGATAAGGCAGTCTCTGAATTAATTTTAAGTTTAGAGATTTGCTTATGGAACTTATCCTTTCTATTCTTTTTTCTATTAAAGAAAAGAGATGATACTAGATATTCAAGACTTTCAAGAGTTACGAGAGGAATCATTGTAGAAACCTCCGCTGATCTTCTATAGTTACGGTTGGAAGTATAATCCGATTCATTTAAGGGGAAATCTTTTGGTTTTCCACTTAAAAATAATGGGAATCTTTTAATAAGTAATTCATATAAAAGTGACGGAAGGAACTCTACATTCCTCATAAAAAGTAAAATGTTTTTGGCACCAAGAGGAGATAAGTTATATCTATTTATTGTTCACAATTGTTTCGCGAACTCCAGGACTGCACCATCGAAGCCTTTTATAGGATTAATCTCCATACCTAATCGTTTGAAGACATCTTGATAAGCTTTAGAAACCTTTATATTTGACATTGCGATATCATCACCAAGTACAGCATAAAGTAATTTGTTTGGTGGATAGTTTGCGAGTAAAGATGAATATCTAACAATGACATGATGAGTTAAAGCTAACATAGCAAATGAAGAATAGGCACCCATAGGTTGTCCAACTGCATATTTAACAGTTGTTCCCTCGAAATACCATTCTCTATCTAAAATGTTTCGCCACAAATCACCGTCAAACCCTAGAATATTTAGAATTTGACTTTGTAATACAATAGGAAGTCTATCAGTAGCAGCAGAGAGATCCATAGATTGAAGACCATTTTTATTGATAAACTTCTTTTTAACACAGTTTATGCCCAATTCTTTTAACATTAAAATTATTGGAGCAGATTGATCTTTTGTTCCGTCTTGATTTAGCTTAGTCAAGAATGAATAAATATCATCGTGTAGAGGTTTAAATAAAATTTGAGTTCATCAATCAGTAATCCCTATGATACGACGTTTCCCACGTGCCTCTTTAAGAACAGCTAGTCGTCCTTTCAAAGGTTTATCATATTCCGAATCTCAAATATGAGCTAAGTAATAGATAATTGCCACGGGTAAGACGAGCACAGAGCACAATACAAAGACATTTAAAAGCACTCAATATCCACGTGTTAAACACATTTTACAATATTGAATGTAAGATCTTGGTGTCATGATTCATCCAACTAAATCTAGTCCGATTCCAAGTACAGCAATGGTTGAGTTAGGACCTGATTTTGTAGAATTAAAAGTTAGTGATGGTTTAGATTTAAACATCTTACCTTCCATAGGTATTTTCATTGATAGGAGTGCCTCCTTTAATAATTTAGGATCCAATTCTAATACTTCACCAGTAAATCTACCGGTAATAGTCTCGATTTTGGTCTCTGAAAATTCAGGAGAAGCTGCACGGAATCATGATAATACACTAAATAATAATTTAACAAAAAGCAGATCTGTACGAGGTAATGAACCCGTACTTAAACCTTTCTTAACTAACACTAACTTGAGTTTCACCCCTAGAGGTAATATACAAGGCATTCCATGAAAGTTATCAAGACTTAACTTACGACTTCTGTGAGTTTTAACCCAGATTTTATTATTCTTTTTATAATTATGTCTTGGATCTATAGCACATAATGTTAATCGTAAGACCTCAGACCAGTACGAAATAGAAAAGGTAATACCCGATTTATTCCATCTTAAAATAATTAATCCAATAATCTTTCTCAGTGAAGTTGAGTCTTTAGAACTCAAACCTTCTCTATTGAAGATGAGAGTAATTGTCTTAACAAACCTAGGAACCTCTTTGATTGATAATCACTTAGTATTTGCTAGCTTCTCTGACCTCAATTCTTTATGAGGCAGGAGCAAAAGTCAAAAATTAGGTAATATACAACATAAAGTAAGGTAAATAGGTTTAAATAAAACAATACTCGCAAAAGATTCAATTAAAAATAAAATTGTTGTAACTTTAACTTGTATTCAATAGTTTGATCAATACAATGACGAATTATCCTTATTTCATGAAAGAAATAACAGTACTATAGTAAAGATTACACGCGAATAAATCCAAA